CTTGAATAAACTGAAAGCAGTGCTTAAGTTGAATATGCCCGCCGCGAAGATCATCGTTAAACGAGACTTTAGTGTCAGTGACACCGTGTTGGGTTTGCTCCGAAAGCGTTACCCGGATGTGACGTTTGTTTTGGAAGGTCATGGAGCACATGACCATCCGATTGGAGCTTTGGAGAGAGCAGTTAGTGAAGAAAAACTGTATCGTTGGGCTGAGTATGATTTTAAGGATTATCACTTAGCCATTTGTGACATCGGCGGGAATGCCAACCGCCATGCCGCAGCGGGGCGCATGAATGTTCATTCGTGCAACCCAGTTCTCGACGGATCGGATGCGATTCGACGCCTACCGGAAACGTATGCGAAAGGTGCCAATTATTGTGGCGACCGATCTCTTGATTGTGTCGCGCCGGTGCCGGACGTGTACATGGCTGTGCACTCGTTGTACTACCTTACTCCGGATGAGGTGTTGGAACATGTCTATCGCTCGAACGCTAAGCGTCTTTACGCTGTGGTTCATGAATTCCGCCAGCTCTATGGTCATTTCCACGGGGCAGATGGTGACTATGAATCGAAGTTTGAGTGTTATCCGAAGGGGGATAGTGTTTGGGTGTCGATGACTGTGCGGGGCAATTCTGTTCCGTACACCCACGACGCGTGCTTTTGGTTGGCCTCTGGCTACTACGAGTCGCGCGGCCGTGCTATGGCTTGGACTGGTAAGCGAGTGGGAGACTCGTGGATGTACAAGTTCGCACCGGCACCAAACGGACTAACCAAGGGCCATGTTAAAACTATGGGTCTCGTGGAGTCATTGAGTCAGGCGCACCACTATGGAGAGGTTGAGGGTTTGTTGGGTTATGGGGACCAGGACAACTTTCGGCCCGTGTTGGAATTTTTGAATATTGCAACATGTAAGATCTCGAGTGTGTGTGGAGTATCAATCATCCGGGACACTGGTGGAAAACAAGTTCTTATCCCTAAGGACCTCGTCCATACCGTGGCTAATAAGTTCATTGGGTACAACCGTGATCGAAACTTGTTGAAGGCTGTGATAGCAGAGTTTCGGAGCCAAGTGCGTAAGATGAATTTACCACCAGCCGTGGCAACCGACACAATCGTGTACGGAAGCGCTTTAGCATTCATTGTCTCCATTGACGGTGAAATAGCTGCTTTCAGTGCATTGTTGCAACCTCGGTGGATGAGAGCGTATGAGAAGTTGAGGCGAGTAATGGAGCTCGACCTCGAGGTTTTTGTCTGCTGCGCTAAGAGCGCCGGACCTAATCTCACTGTGGAAACATACAACGAGACGCGTGCAAGCGTGCCGAGTGTCATGTTCGATGCGAAGATCGGTTGGCCGAAAGGTCTGCCGGGAGTAGAGAGCAACCGGCCTTTGGTACCACGCAGGGCGGGGTCTCAGATTAAGTTCGCTTCCCGGGACAAGATCGAAGACAAGCCCCAGTTTTACCCGAATGCAATTACGTTTTCTAATTACATTCCGCTCGTGCCGTACGCCTCAGCTAACAACGAGGTCGTGTCGGTGAACAACCGTGCCCTGATGAAGGTCCCAGAACCGTTTGAACTGGTGATCGGAAATGTCAAGGTGGCTGTTGTGAGTGAAGAGGGGGTAACGACGGCGATGAGCTTTCTGATGAAGGCCATTGAGCGTTGGTTGCCTAAGTTTACTAACAACCAAATAATTACACCGGAGGTCGTGGATGCTAAGTTTCAAGTGTGGAACTCACGATTTCCGATGGCCAAAGCCAAGCAGCAAGCTTTGACTTACCAAAGAATCCGAGAGAGAGGCTATTTAATTGATAGCGATCTTGTGTTCGACGGTTTCGTCAAGCGCGAACTGACTCTGAAAGGTGGACCTGACCCCCAGGATTTCGATCCGAGGTGGATTCAGAGCCCAACCGCGGCGGCAAACGTCGTAACCGGGCCATTCTTCTTTCAATTCAGCAAGCGGTTGCAAGAAGAGTGGCACCCGCACGCGAACATAACGTACGCGGCTGGTATGACTGCCGAGGAGCTAGGTGCCTGGCGCGGTCAATTTGGCGACGAAGATGTAGTTATAATTGAATTAGATGAGACGCGGTATGATGCTCACATGGGTAAGAGGTCTTACGACACCAAGATGTCATTTTATGAAACATTTGGGATCGACGAATGGCCACTTGCCAAAGAAGCGTACGTTGGCCAAAAGACCAAACGGGGCTTTTCCCCTAAGGGAGTTCGCTGGAAGGTGAAGTACACGGTTGGTTCTGGACAGCCCGACACTTCATGCGGGAACTCGTTGTGGAATGGCTTGAAGGTTGAGGCTTTTCTGGACTCGCAGGAAGTACTGTCGCAGGCTAAGGTGTTGGTCATGGGAGATGACTCACTAATTGTCTTGCGGGTATCCGGCTTGAGTGAGGAGACAAAAACGCGCATGTTGAGTGATGTTAATCAATTTAATCGTTCGTTGGGATTTAATGTCAAGGCAAAGATCTCAACTGAGTGGCACGAGGTCGAATTTTGTTCCTCTTTGTTCTGGCCAGTCGAAGGTGGTTATGTGTTGGGTCCCAAACCAGGACGCATGCTGCCGAAGATGGGTTGGGGCCTTAAGGAGTTAACGGAACCACAAGTGAAAGGTATGTTGTTGGGCATGAAGATGCAGTGCGGGTTCGTTCCTGTGTTGCGGAAGTATGTCAAGTACAACCTGGATCTGCTGGGGAAGGCAAAGACCGAAATATACAATGACGCCCGGAGCATCTACAAGAGCTTCGCGGTTGAGTATCATAGTGCTACAAGCGATACCGAGCTATTCTTTTTCAAAAGGTATGGTCAAACGGTCAAGGACATGGAAACGTCCTTCATTGAGGCAATTCGAGGAGCTAAGCGAACTTCTTGTGTTGATTGGCGCGACATTAGCCATTTACTTGATGTAGACCTGTAGGCCTGCTCTAAGGGTGTTCAAAAACCTCGTTCACCCGAGAATAAGAGGTAGCTTGCTTAGTAAAATATGGCTAAAAAGAAAGTCGTAGTAAAGGTGGTTCCGCGGAAGAAGAAGACCGCGAAGAAGGAATCAGAAGTGACCAGACTAGGGTATGCATTGAGAGCAATGGGTGCACTGGGAGGTGGCAAAGTAGGCGCTTATCTTGGCAATCCAATGGCCGGGGCGGCAACGGGCACTTCGCTCGGGGCCGCGCTCAGCAGATGGTTGGGTGCCGGTGACTATTCGATCAAGTCTAACTCCTTGGTCCGGCAGTCGCCTGATGGGACAATTCCTGCCATGCACAACAATAACCAGAGTATTGTAGTGCGGCATAAGGAATTCGTTTCTGAAATTTTGAGCTCCACCTCGTTTAATGTTCAGCGTCAGTTGGTCATTAATCCGGGGCAAAGTGTCACTTTTCCGTGGTTGTCAGGCATCGCGTCGCAATTCGAGGAATATGCGATTCGAGGCATGGTGTATCATTACGTTCCGACTAGTGGTACCGCCGTCAACAGCACGAATCCTGCATTGGGTTCTGTGATGTTGCAGACATCGTACCGTGCGAACTCTGCGGCTCCTGCGTCGAAAATGGAAATGATGAATGAGTATTGGGCTTCCGAGTCCGTGCCTTCAGATTCATTTTGTCATCCTATTGAGTGCAACCCGAAGGAGAACCCGTTCAACATTCATTATGTTCGGACGGGCGCTGTACCGGCTGGAGATAGTCAGTTGCTGTATGATTATGGCAAGACGTTTCTGGCTGTAACCGGCAATCCTTCTAACGGAAACATTCTGGGTGAGTTATGGATTTCTTATGAAATTGAGTTGCGTAAACCAGTCTTGACCAATATCAACGACTTGGATGTGACGGCTTATTCGATGACAACTAATAGTGGTCTCGATAATAACCACATGTTCGGGACGTCGCAAACGGTCATTGGCGACACTATGGCGGGGGCTGTGTCCTTCACCAATAGTGCTGCGGCTGGCACTATTATCATCGGTCCTGGTAACATTGGGTCTTTCCTAGTGACTTACTGGCTTCTTGGTGGTGGTCTGAACACGACTACATATTTCAATGTGTCTGGCGCTGGGTCAACTGTTCAAACTGTGTTTAACGGTTCGCCAAGCATTAACTACAACGGGACGGCCGTTTCATCGGGCGCCAACCTTGTGGTTGTCAACATAACAGATCCTAATACTACAACGACTTTGTATTTCACTAACAGCGCGTTTACAGCAACACGCGTCGGTGTTACGATTTCACCTTTTAATCCTACCATTCATTAGCAAAGAGTGGACTGGGCAAGCAACTGGGGCTCTAAGTGGGCTGATGAACCCCCCCTATCAATTGAGTTTGAATCAAAGAACATGACGTTGGTCGCTCGTGTTTGGATGTAATTGACCGCTTCGGC